GAAATTAATCTATCCCCCTGATACAAATCATATAATCTTCCCTCCATTCTTTGAAAATTACGATACATTGCCCGCCAATATGATCTTGCAATATATTTTGCAAAATTTACAGCTGTATTATCGTTTGCATTGTAATACTTCCAATTATTCAATTGGGTATAATCGTTTGCAAGTATTGCACCCTGTGTGCCTATATTATCTGATTCACTTAAAAATATTTCATTATCATATAAGTTTTTTAACTCATTAACTTGACTATTTTTATATTCGTATCCGTCAACCTCTACCATGTCATTAAAATATGTCCTAATATCTATAGCCATATCTTTATAATGCACTTCATTATTAGCTGTTCTACTATGCCCAATACTTGTAAATTCTATAGTTAATTTACCATTTTCTGGGAAAGGTTGTGCTTCTATTTGATAATCTTTCCAAAATCTACGATCTTCAGCATTTGACCATGCAACTCCTACCCTACGCCACACATTATATGACCATGTTCCGGTAGTAGATAAAGTATAAAAATTACCGTCTGCCAATTCTAATTTGACATATACAAACTGATTTGTATTAACAAAGCCTGTATTTTTCTCCCTTGTAGAATAAGATAGATTTAATATATCATTTGCGTTTACCCAATATTCTGTAGTCTGTTTGGCATTATCATTATTGGGGTTAGTATCTTCATAAAAGAGCAAATACCTTGTAAGCTCTGCATTAGTTGTATTATCTACCTCTACCCCTACATAAGCAGTACTTCCAGTAGATATTGGGTTTTCGCCATTTTGCCAATATAAAATGCTATAAACTTGCCTTTGTAGTGTTATGGCCGTAATTACATTATTAACCCTTATATACCTTGTAATGCTTCCAGATAAAGGACTGCTAAATGTACCGTCTAATAAATCCCAATTTCTAAAAAATATGGGAGGCATCTTAAAACTATACTTTATTACAGTTTCTTTAAATTCCTTTTCCCAACTTGTTAAGGCATCCGCATTTATTAGCTTAGTAACCTTATCCAAACCAATATCTATACTGAAATTTTGATTTAATACAGTTTGCTGAAAAGTACCCGATGAATTACGCCTATTGCCGTCAAGATCACCGGCTATCCTGTCATTTGTCTGTAAAATATACCATGCGCCCCTTGCCTGAAACAAAGTACACCCGTATGCCTGCATGATCTTTGACAATACAGTATAACAATCGTCAAATTCACGCGGGCCACGTATAAAAGTATGAGAAGTTATATTTGAATAAAAAAAAGCATCATAATCGCCAACTACACCTCTTTGTAATGCGCCAACCGGATACATATTAATAAAACTCCAATAATCTAAACCCAATTCTGTTTTATCTAAAGCATATGCTATAAATTCCTTTACCTTATAAATCCCCCATACCTCATTATCTGATAAATCCGCTAATTCTATGGATTTTATAAGAGATAAGCCGTCCGATGCGGATAATTCTATTTCGTTTGTAGTATCTAAAAACTGCTCAGTAATATAGTCATTATCCAACCACCCTACCCACTCAACATTATTATTTACATAGACTTTTACCTTGTATTGTGTATCAGATGTAATCAGTAAATCGTCTGTATTAATATTATTAGATATAACCTTTATCCTTAGCCTACTTTCTCTGATACCGCACATTTTATCAAACTCCCCATCTGGGTAGGATATTTCCAATGGCATATCACCCGATGCTGTTAGGTTAGTTATGCTACCGGCAAAAGCATCCTCTTCTATATCTATTTTAATAGATCTACCCTTTACAGTATCAAACTCTATTTTATATTTTGTGTTATATGCCATTATCTACCCCTACTTAGTAAAAAAGAAAATACATCCCCACGCATAGTTGCAAGACCGGTACCGCTTACCGCAGCACCTGCCGTTGGCCCACCTATTGCGGATGTAACCGCCTTTAAAATTAAGGATTTTATTACGGCTTTTCCTAATTCTATTACTAATTGTTTTACGCTATTTTGCAAAACCTCAAACGGATCTTCACCCTTTACTACCGCCTCAAATACATTTTCTAATGCAGGGGTTAAAAATCCCGATATAGTATTTGCTAACTCTTCATTCTTTTTTTGCAAATCAGATAAAGCCTTTTGTTGCGCTTTGTAGTTTTCTAAAAATAGTTTGCCTGTTTCATTAAGAGCCTTTATTACTTTCTTTTGTGTTTCACCTAATGCCTGTTCTGTATAGCTTCCTATATTGTTAGTATATTCCTGTACACCTTTGTTTATTTCGGCTAACCTATTATCCCTTACAAACTTATCAAATGCACTTTGAAACTGATCAAAATCGGATTTAACTCTTATCCATGCGGCACTTGTTTCTTTTACCCCCGCTAAATATAGGGTTTTTAATGTTTCGCCCGCTAACTCTAATCTTTTCTTTGTTCCGTCTATTTGCCTGTTTTGCTCATCCCAATTAATGCCTTTTAATTGCTCATTATATTGCTTTAATAAATCAACAATTTCATTTGTAGCTTTTGAAGCAGACTTTTGCGCCTTTTCATTACCCAAGGCTAAGGCATTTGTAGCCGGCAATTGCCTTTCATATTCGGCTCTTAACTTTTGATTATCTGCTAAAATCTGAGATGCTATATCCCTTCCCTCTTTTTGTATCTGATTTCTTCTGCTTTCATTATTTTCTATTTCTGCAGAAAATGCCTCAATGACCTGATAGTTAGGAATTGTAGCCGTTAATGCCTTATTATATTTAGCCCTAAGTTCTACTAACTTATTTTCTATTTCTGAAGACTTTTGCAGGGCATTATTTCTATTATCAAATAGCTTTACATTATTTTCAGCAATTCTATTTATAAGTAATTCGGCTGTAGCCCTTCCCTCTATCGCTTTAATGTATTCTCTTGTAATTCGTGCGCCTTCCTGTGTGGCTATATTTTGAGCCGTTAACTTACCAATAGTATCTGGAAGTATTTTATTAAGTCTTTCTAATGCCTGCGCCCTTTCATTTTCGGTATTATTAGCACTTTTTGCAATATTTACTAATGCCTCAAATTCTACCCTTTGCTTAGTTATTGTAGTAACTAACTGATCTGTTCCCTGTTTTAATTTATCCTGATCTTCCTTAGCTTTTTGCGCACTTGCACCCCACCTACTAAAACCTAATTGTACAAATTGCAAAGCAGATGTAAGTACTGAAATACCTACTATAAGACCGCCACCGCCTGCTAATGATCCTAATAATGCCTGAAAAGCCGCCTTACCAGACCCTGTCTCTTTTCTTAATGCTATAAATGACTGAATTAATGGATCTATATTATTGGCAATACCTATTAATCCAAAAGGCGCATCCGATGCAACCCTACTAAAATTAGTTAATGCTATAGATGCTTGATTAGTGCCCTTAGTGACACTTTGCATACCTGAACTCCCTACCTTAACAGCGGAGTCATTAGTTTTGGCTAATGAATTATTTAAATTATTAAGGGATGTAATTGCAGATTGTACATCCGCACCAATTTTTATTTTAAGACCCTCTTCCGCCATTTTCTTTTAACCTTTTTAACTTATCCATTAATCTTTTTTCCCTACTGTTTTCCTCTATCTTATCATCAGGCAATGGCCAATAGTTTTTATAAAATTGGCTCATATTCAATTGTTTGCTAAGGTGAGGAGCGATTGTAAAATACGCTTGCCGCCTTGCTATTTCATGTTGATCTATGAGCCTCTTATTATACCCTTCGATAAATTGATAAAAATCGCTGGGCTTCATCCACATATACTCTTCAGGTCTTAATCCGGCTGCATAGGCTGTGATTCTTGTATTATGCCAGTCTGCTTTTTTTTTATCTCTTCTATCTCATCATTTGCCTCTATCAAAGCATCCTTCTTTTTCTGTATAGCTTGGCAATTATTAAAGTCATTAATAACCTCAATCAATTCGCTATTATCCTCACTTGACATCATTCGGCTTTCTACAAAATCGTAAATCTCTTCAAAAGTGATCGGGTACTTTTGCTGTTTTACTTCGTAGTAATTTACCATGCCGGCATAAATAATCCTTGCCATTTGCAAAGAGCTATAATAAGAAAGGCCGTTATCTTTAGCGGCCTCTCCTAAGAAAATCTCTACTGAAAGCATCCCAAAACGGAGGCTTATTTCTTTATCGTTTATCTTCATATTATGGTGTTATATCTACTGTTCCTGTTAATTGGAAAGAAGCAGTAAAAGTTACAGCACCTTCCGCAGGCGAAGTTATACCAAACTCAGTAATATATCCACTACCTTGAACATAAAAATTTGTACCAGAACCTTCAGGATCTTCGTATTTAATATCTAACAAACTGTTTCCATTAAACCATGAAAGCATATTTTCAACGCTAACCTGACCAGCACTTGGGGCTGTTTCTGCCACACCTTCAATCGCAAAAGTAATTGTAGGTGCAGCTACAGATGTGATTGTGTTACATTTTGTTACCGCTGTAGTTACAGAAGCAGATCCTGAAAGGCTACTTGTTGTTTCACAAACTACGTTCAAATATGCGCCTGTAGTTCCGCTTTCTCTTAATTGTAAAGTGACCGATGTACCTTGAATTGTTGCCATTTTATTTTTCTATTATTAATTGTGTGAATGTTGTTAATCTCCTAACTATCTTTTTAGTTCCTGTATCAATAATCGGCACGTGCTGACTTCCGCTTTTCCTTACATCTATAATCTGAAAATCCGCATTATCTGACAAGGAACTATTGCCTACCGAAGGTATAATGACATTTAAAACCTTTTCCGTTATGCTGTCAACTATCTTTTTTACCAGATCTACCCTAAAATTGTTTTGGCTAACCACATCAATAAGCACTTGCACATCATTCATAAACTTAGCCTTATTAGGGGCATCCGAATCTGTAATGGTAGAAATTAAAATATAGTAATCCCCGCCCGTTTCGTCAGCCTCTTCATCGTATACGTACACTTCGCTACCATTGTATGTTACAGCCCCATTTAAGGCGTTAAAATATGCGTCTTTAATAAACTTAATTGGATCTTTCATAAATCAGATATTACCTTGTTAATGCGTTCTATTAATTTTCTTCTATTTTTTAGGTAAGGATCGAAAAAGTACGGGCGAGGCTCTGATCCATTTTTAATCTTATTTAATGCCGCAATAAATGCTAATTTCTCATTATATCCGTTCCGTTTAAGCCATGCCCTCATTTTAGCCACAAACTCCTTAAACGTACCTTGTTTTTTACCTCTAAATTGCGCCGCATAAGCCGTAACCTCAGAAGGTATTTTAACCTTTGCACCCGTACCAAACTCTATGAATGGTGCATAATAAACATTGCTAATAAGTTCTACCCCGTCCTTTGTTGGCATTGCCTTTGTGTTCTGTTGTAATGCCCCTAAATCCTGTATCTTTTGCTGGCTTATTAATGCAAGCTGTTTGCCGTTAACCTCATAACCCCATGCTTGTATTTCCCCTACAACCTCTTCCTGTACATCTTTTGGCAAAGTTTTGATTTTTGCCTGTAGCTTATCCAAACCTTGTATTTCAAAAGTAAACTTAGACATTAGGCTATATCTTGGGATGTGGCAACGATTCGCCAATATCTACCCTCAGGATTATTCTGTAATTGGCTTGAATATTTATCCTCCGCCCTTACCCTATCCACCTTGTCAATGCTTTGTATAGAATAAAATCTATTGCTGTATTCAATCATACAGCGGATAGATATTTCTATGGCAGAATCGTATCTTATTAAAAACTCATAAGATGTTTTAAAGTTAGCTTTGCCGGCATCAAATCCCCTTGATTGACTAATGGTATTAATTTGCGCCCATAGGTTAGCTACTTCATCCGATGTCACGTCTGGGCCGTCTACCCCCTCAGTCTGCCCTACAACAACAATTTTCACCTTTCTTGCAACACCTATACCCATGTCAGTACTTTTAATGTTTTGGCATTGCTGAATAATTCTTGTGGCATATTATCGCTATCATCCCCCCTATTTTCGTACAACCACAACAAAATTCGTTTTAAGTCCGTTTTAAGGGCCATATCTACATTTGCAGTAGTTGTATAGGTAATTTCATAAATAGCGGCAAAATGCGGTCTAAATTGCCTGTCATTGTATCCTATAACCTGATATTCATCTGGATCTAATGTCTCCCATTCATTAACGCCTGTGTCTACCGTTTGCCCGTCCAGATATTTGACCGCAGATACCGCAGAAATAGGCGCATAAGGTAGCATAAAAGCAGTGTCAACATATCCAGTTAAGGTTATAGATTTAGCGACTAAGGAACGCAAAGTATATCCTTCTATTCTTTTACGGGCTACCGTAATAAGATCCGTTATTATTGTGTCATCATCTTCTGTGCTAACCCTTAACCAGTCTTTTGCAGTTGCAAGATTAACAGGCTCTGCACCGTCCGATACCTTTATTTCGTAAATATTATTCATTTTATCAAAATTAATCTTACAATAAGGCTAAAAAATATAGTTTGTCAACTAACATTTTTCTAATTTTGGCTTTCTCATATAGTTTAGGTTTTATGTTCCCCGCTTGTTTCTACAGGCGGGTTTTTTATTTACAGATAAAATCTTCTAATTCCTTAAACTTAGGTTTTAACTGATCTGCACGCTTTAAGCCCTTTTTGCTCCATTTTTTATAATAGACATCATCAGTCATTAGCTTACTAATTTCAGATGCCCATTTTTCGGTATCTTTTCTATTTATACAAATACCCGCATCCCCTACGTTTTCAAGTAAGCCGGGAGTAGGATTGTATATTACAGGGATGCCGTTTATCATCCCTTCGCCTGCAACCATGCCCCATGATTCGTAATGGCTGGGTACTAATAACACCTTTGTCACTTTGTATATTTCACGAATATCTGGCGTATTGGGTAATATTTTAACGTTTGGCAGATTTTCAATATGCTGGCCATCATAACTACCCCTTACCCCTAAAAATTGAAATTGCGGCAACCTTTTAGCCATTGCGTAAAAATATCTTGAGCCTTTATTTTGGTTTAAGTTAATCAAAGTAATATATTTCCTTTCCTTATCATCTGTTTTCACCCATTCATCAATTGGAGGCGGAAACACAATAGATGGCCATTTGTAGCCCAATGATAATTTGCACCACTCAGAATTATAAACGACCTTAACAGGAATAGGCGAATCCTTTACACTTGGGTAGGATGTATCGTTATGTACAATATGAACAAATGGTTTATTATACTTTTGGCAAGTATGGGTAGTCCATTTATTATAATCTAAATGTGAAATAACGATATCCGCCCATGTAAATAGTTTATCTATAATATACTCATCTGGGGGGAATACATCCACTCCCTCATACGTGTACATCTCAGTAATTTTATACTGATTAGCTTGATGAAGCAATATTTTAATTTCATGCCCTTGACTTATTAAATGCCTGTTAATATTGCGTGCCATTGCCTCCGCCCCACTTCCATGTTTTGGGAAGTACAAATGTATAGACCATAAAATTTTCATATAACTATCCAATTTTGGTGATAAATGTCTTTTGCTGAAATATCTACATGAGGCCCAAACCATTTAGATGGGGCAATTACTTTCTTATCTGGATGATCTGCTAATATAGCCGCCATTGCTGAAAAGCTACTATTTGCTATTATAAAATGTTTGCATCGTTTCATTAGCCTAAAATCGTCTATGTAATTACCAGATAAATATAAAGCCTCAATCCCTACCCTCTTTTTTGCAAACTCTAAATCATCTGAAAAAACAATATACTGTGTATTTGCCGGCATTAATTTAAATGCCTCTTTGTAGTATTCCTCTGAGCATCTTGGATGATAAGCATTTGGATCGTCTACATAATCCCCCGCCCTAACATGAATAGCGCAAAAATCATTTTGTTTAGGCTCATTTACCATAGTAAAGTAATGCCTTATCTCATTCATGCAATGTTCAAAGAATTTAGGGCTTTGCAAATGTGCATCTATATTCCAGTCGCCGTTTGGTAAATTAATATCCTTATATCCCCAAAAATACCCGTAACTATTTATATGTCTGCCGTCTGGCAAAATAGGTAACTTATTTACAAAAAACCTATCCATAGTATCGGCAAAATCCCCAAACAAAGCATTATCTCTATTCACCCATTTAGGAAAAGCAAATGATGTATTATTACGCTTTGCGATACCTATAACGCCCGCAATTGTCCATAACTGATTGCCAAACCTACCTAATCCACCGTTTCCTATGCTTAAACTTGTGACCATATACCGTATGCGCATTTAGCTTCATGAAAATTAGGTTTACTACCATCGTATAATTTAGCATCAGGAAAATGACATTTATACCAATCAAATGTAAATGTATGCGGATGATAAATCTCTATTGGCCAATCAATAGGCTCAAAGAATCTTATAACCTTTGCAGATTCTTTACATTTTAAAATAAATAAATCAGGATCTATAACATGCTGCATTACATTTAAAAGCCATATTTCATCACATTTAGGCAATTCAATATCTTCTACAGCCTTATTAATAATCTCTAAATTATAATCCTTTGCTATTTCTTTTAATATATTAGATGGCATTGGCTCAATTAATAAACCTTTACCAAATTTAACCCATTGCAAAGCAGGAAAATCAGCACATCCAATTTCTATTATAAAAGCATCAGAATCATCTATATCTAAATACTTAAAATAATTGTAATAAGTATTTTTATAATGATTTTCCCCTTGCTTTCTATCAAATTTATGGCATATCCTTTCAGCTATTTGAGCTTCCTGCCATCGTTCTATTGATATTCTTTTTACCATTCGTTATTACGTTTTCTATGATGATTAAATATTACAGGGTAATTGTCTTCAGCAAATTGCGGATGCTTATCATAAATAAATTGACCGCCGTTATAATGCGCCGCCCACCAATGTAATTTAATTGCGTATTTATAAGCCAAACAGGTTAAGATAGCCTGATCATGCCTATGCTCTATAAAATGTAAATAATTTTGTGTATTGCTTTGACTGTCATCTATAAACCCGTTTACTTGGCATAATTTAAGCCATTCCCTAACAAACATTCTTGCCTGTAAAGTGTTTCTAATTATAATAACAGATGCCTGCACTTGCCTTGCCTCCATGTCGTACGAAAGTTCCCAATTAGGTAAAATAAAATCCATTACATCCATTTTGCACCAATCTAAATGCCTGTAGTTATTACCGAATAGCCATATATCAGAATCCATCCGCTCTATTATCAGTTGTAGCCTATTTACAAACTCCACACCGGCATCGCTATAAACCAATATGTCATTTTCAGGTAGTTCGCTTAATTTCCTTTCTATAATGTACGGTTTCCATAACCAATAACCCGCACCCCTTTCTTTGTTTAACACATCATGATTCATGCGTTTAAATTCCTCAGAATAGCATGATTGATTATACATAATAGATATGTCCGCCCCGTTATTTAACGCACTATTTCGGCATACAATTGCGCTTTGTGACATATTTTGGTCGCTAAATGTGATATGCGTAATATTCATATTAATTTACTTTGTGTATGCAATATCCCGTAATCGGTATCTGTCTGCCATAAATCACTATAGCCCGCCCTTTGCGTAGTAATGAAAGGCTTACAAATATAACACTTTAATTCAGGTTGTATTTTGCGCAAAAGGTAATCATCATAAATACCGTCTTTATATGGATCGTATCTATCGTAAATATACTGTGCCGCCTTTTCGGTATAAATAATAGAATGTGTCGTGTGGGTTTGTTTACACCTCCACCAATGATCTTGCACGTGTTTTAATGGGGCTAATACGTGACCCGATAAATACAATATATCGTAATCATCTGGGGCTGTTTCTAATACGTATTTAAGCATATTATTTACAAAGAATACATCATCTTCAAATATCAATGTAGTTTCTGTAATTGATTTTAAAATAGCCTGTTGCGATAAATTAAAAGATGTAAAACGATCTTCATGCTCAATCGCTAAAAATCTATCTACTTCTAAATTCTGTTCTTTAAATTGCTTTTGTGCAATTTCCCATCTATCGTTTCGGCTTGCAAGGCTTAGGCAAATGGCTTTCATATTTCAAATATACAAAAAAGCCCCCCAAAAATGGAGGGCCTGTAATTGCAACCTAACAAAACAAACAGGATATTATGCTGTTCCGCTTGTACCGTAAACGGCGGCAGTTGGCTGGAAGCTAAGCAGTTCGATACGGGCCTCAGCACGATAAGTGATAAGATTCTTTTGGAAGTCTGTATCATCAAATTCTGTGCTACGTACGCTAAGCGCAGACGCTTGAGCGATTCCGAATGCTTCTGTATTGATAACATAGAAACGTGAAGGGGTTACCTGAGCATGTGGAACTACAGGGATACCAACAATACGTGTTTCACCGTTTGCACCGATAGTTACACCACCCGGCACGCTGTAATCAGCAGGCTTAGTTTTCATCAGATTAGCCCATGAAGCATGGGTAGTAAGAATAAGATTAGGCATACCCAAACCTAATGCCATGTGCTGTGCAACGCCATCGATCATTTTCTCAGCATTAACAGTAGCAGAAGATGAAAGAGCAGTTGACCCTGAAGCGATTGTATTCAAAAAACGTGTGTTAACCGCTCTGTTCCAATCTTCAACAAGTGACTGAGAAAGGTAAGCCTGTAAGAAAGGTAGATCCTGTAGCATTTGACGGCTAACCTTAGC